AAAATTGTTGTATAGTTGTTATTATTCCTGCTAAAATATTAACTGATCCAACCATAAGTTGATAATATGGTTGAATATCTACAGGAACTCTTTCTTGTGCAAAATTTGCAGTACCGGTTAAAGTACTCATTATTATTACTGGAATAGTAAACCATCTATTTCTAAATGAATAATTTCTATGTGATTCTAAATGTAACCATCTATAGCAAATTGCTTTATCAGCCCATTCGATTAAGATTTTTTCATGTTGATCAGACCATTCTGCATTGTAATGATTTATATTATTATCTTCTTCTTTATTAACATTAAGATTATTATTACTATCATTTGTTTCTTTTAATTCTTGACTTTCTTTTGATTTGATATTTTTTTTTTCATTTTTTTCATTTTTTTGATTTTTTTCATTTAATTGATTATTCATGATTTATAATAAATTAATATAAAAATATATTAATTTATTAATATATTTCTATAATGTCAAATAATATAAATGATACAAATTATAAAATAGCATTTCTAATTATTACTACAAGTAATAAAAGAGATTCCTGGGTAAATATTAAAGATAGTTATCTTTATAATATAACCTTAAAATCATCATTACTAACACAAGATAAAGACAATAAATATATATATTATATTGGTATTGATAAAGATGATAGAATTTTTGATAAAATTCATGAACAATCTGAATTAATAAAATTTAAAAATGTATTTAAAAATATTGATTTTAAATTTATAATTTATGATAATAAAAAAATTCCAAAAGGGCACCATACCGTTATGTGGAATGTTTTATTTAAACAAGCATATGATGATGGCTGTGATTATTTTTATCAATGTGGTGATGATATAGAATTTAAAACTAAAGGTTGGATAAATGATTCTATAAATATGTTAAAAAGTAAAAATAATATAGGTTTAACAGGTCCAATTAATAACAATAATAGAATATTAACACAATCATTTGTTTCACGGAAACACATGGAAATATTTGGTTGGTATTTTCCCGAAGAAATTAAAAATTGGTGTTGTGATGATTGGTACAACATGGTATATCATCCTACATATTTATATCCATTAAGAAATCATTTTGCAGTTAATATGGGTGGAACTCCGCGTTATGATATAAATAATGATCCAAATTTTACAGGGAAAAATAACAGTATGCTTGGTCAACAAATTTTTTCTAATAATGTAATGAAATTAAGAATAGAAACACAAGAATTAGCAAATAAACACAAAAAGTTAATTGAGAAATATGTTAAAGAAAATAATAAATAAAATTAATTTAAAATATTTGTATGTTCTCCTATATAAGGTGGAAATAAATTTTTATTATAAATAAATAATTTTACATTATTTTGTCTAATTGCATTTAAATGAAAATATCTATGTTCGCAATCATAAATATTTGGATTAATTATATATTTAATATTATATGATGTAAATATTTTTTGTATAGTTTTTGGATTAAATAAAGTTAAATCTATTAAACTTCTATAATAACAATTTTTAAATTTATTTATTTTATAAATACCAAAACCACCAAAAGCAGATTGGCATTCTATAAATTCTTTATTTTTAGTTTCTTTTTTGAATTCGCTATTCATTAAATTAATAAGTTTTTTAACATTATTAGAATGCCAACAAGAATATTGAAAATCTTTAAAATTTAATGCCCAAAAATCATAATAATTAGCATTATTAAAAAATAGCCCATCCCATATATCAATTTTGCTTTCATCTAAAATTTCTTCAAGAACATCGATATTTATTGGTTTACTTGATACATCATCCATATCAATCATAATAAAATAATCATAATCACTATATTTATCATTTATTTTGTTTAAAATTTTGTTTCTAGCTCGTTCAATATTAACAGTTCTACTATTTGTTATAGGGTCTTTATTAATAATTATATCAATATCAAACTTTTTTTTGAGTTCAATTAATCTCTTTAATGAAAAATCATTGGATACATCAAAACTTATAATAATTTTGCTTTTTTTAAATAATTTTTGTATTTGTTCTATATTTTTAAATACATTATCTAAGTATAATTCACAATTTTTAACACATCCACAAATTAAACAAGATGCCATAATAAATATATAATATAAATTTTTATATATTTATTAATTAATTTATTTATTATTTATTAATTTAATCCAATAACTTAACTTAATTTTTTCCATATTAAATTCATTATTTTCAAATTTTTTTTTAAAACTATTAATTGTATTATATAATAAATTTTTATCAATAATATTCCAATCATTAACAATTAATACTGGTAAATTTTCATATAATTTATCAATTTTAGATGTTTTAACAATTGGAATACACCCTAAACATAATGCTTCCCAATTTCTATGACAATCTAGACCTCCGCCATGAGGACATATTACAAAAGCAAAATCTTTTTGTTTATTCCATGTTACTAATCGGGTTACTTTATTTGATTCATAATATACTAATTCTTTATCTATTTTTTGAAACGCATCTTTTCTATCATAACCTAATTTTGTATTCATTGAAAAATGATAATTGGCATAACATTTTACATTTCTGTTCCAAAATGGAACTGATTTTTCTTTAATCATCATTAACATTTTTTCTTGATCTTGGCAACTAGTAATTGGTCCCCATAAAGCTCGTTGTGTTAATGTATGATAATCTAATCCTATTGGAATTCTGGTTATTTTATTATGCTCAAGAGTCATATTTTGACAAAACCAATGAATTAATTTATTATCATTTAATAATTTTAATAATGTATTATTATTAAGTATTTCATCGGGTATTGTTTCATCGCAATCTCCAGATACAAGAATAAAATTAAAATCAATTAACGGAAGCATAGCAGTAATAAAATGATATATTGCGCTACTACAAATATAAATGCTCGGATTTTTTATCATTTTAATTTTTTCTAATTGTGGATAGTTATATAATTGTCTAATACTAGAATGTGGTGTTAATGAAAAATAATCACATGATTTCAATAATCCTCTACTAGAAACATAAATATTATTATTTTCTTCCATAATACTAGTAAATATAAAGTAATTAATATTTAAATATTAATAAAATATTTATATATTAATTATAATGACTTTGCCAATTATTATATTTCATTTGGGTGATAGAGAATATGTACACTTATGTTTAAAACATGCTAAAAAAGATAATAATAATGTTATCTTATTGACAGATGTTCCTGATGTTTATAAACATACGGGTGCAAATTGTGTACATTTTCAAAAATATGCCAGTCGCATAAGTGAATTTCAAAAATTATATAAACATTTTTCTACAAATTCATATCAATTAGAATTAATCTGTATTATTAGATGGTTTGTAGTATATGATTATATGAAAGAATTTAAAATAGAGCGCGCATTTATATGTGATTCTGATGTATTAATTTATGATAATATTGAAAAGATAGATAATGAATATTTAAAATCATATGATTTTATGTTATGTTCATCACATAGCAAAGATTTAAATGGCTGTCATAGTATATGGAATTTTAATAATTTGCAAGATTTTGTAATATTTTGTTTTAAATTTTATAAACAACAGTTACCTAATATAGAAAAATGGCATCAGTCATATAAAAAACCAGGTGGTATTTGTGATATGACATTGTTATATTATTATACTCATGGTGAGAATATTTTTCAGGGGTTGCAACTTCCTGGATTTCCAACATTTGATAATGATTTAACAAAAATTTTTAATAATGAATTTACATTTGATCAACATCTTGCAACATATGGAAATCATTTATATCCAGAAGATTACGAGGTAGATAATACAACAAAAAATAAGAAGGTTAAATTTATAAATAATCAACCATATATTTTTAATAAAAGATTGAATAAAGATATTAGATTTGTAGTATTACATTTTCAAGGAAGAAATAAAGCAATAATGAAAGATTATTATTTAAAGACTATGAAATAATAAGTATTATTATATTATATGTGGGAAGAAAATGATAAAAAAGGTTATATTAATGCAAATAATAGTTTAACGGGACAGATAAGTAATGGAAGATTTTCAGAAATAATAAAAGAATTTGCAAAAAATGAAGATTATAAAACATTTTTAGAAGTAGGTACTTGGAATGGTATGGGTAGTACCAAACAATTTACAGACGAACTAGTTTTAAGATTAGATGACTATGTATTTTATAGTTTAGAGTGCAATATTGAAAAATCTTTGCATGCTAGATCTTTATATAGTAATTTAACAAAAGTATATATATTAAATGAAGTTTTATTCAAAACTGAACCTGAAAATTTTTATGATATATTTCCACAATGTAGGACAAATAAAACTTATAAAGAATGGCATAGGGTAGATATGGAAAATATGAAACAATGTAATTTATTTTTAGAAAGAGATGATTTGCCAGATGTATTTGATGTGATTTTATTGGACGGAGGAGAATTTACAACATATTTTGAATTTCAATTAATTAAAGATCGGTGTAAATATTTATTACTAGATGATATTAATGTTGCAAAATGTACAAAAATAGTTGAGGAGATAAAATCTAAACCAGAACAATGGGAAATTTTAGAAGAAAATAAAACGGAAAGAAATGGATTTATTGTTTGTAAGAATTTAAATAATTATTAAATACTGTATATTAATTTAAAGATAGGTAATAAATTAATATATTATGTCTTTAAAAAGTTTTGTCGATAATATTTCTGAATCTAAATATATTGTAAATATTGGATGTGGAGATGGTATAACACAAGATCCATTAAACGTGTTCAATAATGATTTAAATTATACAGGATTATATATAGAAGGAGATAATAATAAATGTTTAATGGCTAAAAAAAATATGTCACCTAATAATAAAATTTTACACAAAATTTTAACCCCGAACAATGTTCTCCAAATTTTTAAGGAACATAATGTCCCAAAAAATTTGGACGTTTTAAAAATAGATATAGATGGTTATGATTTATCTGTAATTAGAAAAATATTATTAGATAATTATATACCGAAAATAATAATATCAGAAATAAATGAGAAAATTCCGCCTCCAATAAAATTTGAAGTACTTTTTAACGAATCATACTCGTGGGCAACAGACCATTTTTATGGATATTCATTATCTCAAGGTTATGAATTTTATAATGAAAATAATTACCATATATTATCTTTATATGATATGAATAATGTTATGTGTATACATAAAAATATATATGATTCTAATAGAGAATTCATAAAAACTTCATTACCAATAGATATTAATTTATTATATAATGAAGGATATGTTAAATACAAATCACAATTTCCTTGGAATAGTGATGTAGATCATTGGTTATCTATTAAAGATAAAAATGAATTAATAAATAATATAATAAGGTATTATGGTGCTGGAACCAATAGACATCAAAAAAGAAAATATATACAAGACGTCGATTATATAATTAAATAAATATTCAATTAAAAGAAAGTTATTTTTATATATATAAAAATGAACAATAACAAAAAAACAGAGATTATTAAGTATTCACTTGAAGAACCAAATGCGAATATTATGATTTTAAAAAATAGTATAATAAATAATAATGTTATTACAATAAATACAGAATTAAAATCAGAACAACAAATTTTACCGACTATGTATCAAAGTTGGAGTAATAATCAAATATCTCATGTTAAATTTAACATAGATAAGAATATTAATCTAGATATGCAAAACAATGATATTTTATATATATTTGATACATGGGGAATTTCTTCATATTATCATTTGTTAATAGATCATATTATACCATTATGGATAACAAAAAAAAATATTGAACGTTTTTTTAGTGAAAAAAAAGAGATTTTAGGAAAAGCTAGTTTTTATAGAGTATCAAATAACAATTACCCTATTTTAAGTAAAGAATTATCATCAAATAAAGACATATTTAAACATTTTTTAAAAGATACCTATACAGATACAATAAGTGGTAAATTTAAATATATAGTTTATGGTTACTGTTATACATACAGACCATATCATGGGCCGAACTTTGTTCATAGATATTATCCTAATTATCAACTTGCAATTGATAAATTTATAAATGAATTTAAACAAAAATCAAATATATCAAAGGAAAATGGATATATAATTATTCCAGAAAGAAATACTAGAAATTATGATGGTATCCAAGATATTTATAATAGTTTAAGTAAATTATATAATGTAAAAAAAATAGATTTTGGAAAATTTTCTATAAGTGACCAAATAAAACTTTGTGCATCAGCTTGGGCAATTATCGGTTGTGAAGGTGCAGCATTTGCAAATCAAATATTTATGAATAAAGGCGCGCTATTAATTACTATAATCAATAAACAAAATTCAGAACCAGGGGGAGGTATAGAATTTCAATCATCAATTGCAGAATATATGAATCATAAATTCCATACAATAACAGTTACTAATACGACAAATGTAAATAAATTAATTGATTATATAATAAATATCATAAACAAATAGAATATTCGTTAAATTAAATTATTTTATAATATAAATTAATATATATTATAAAATGTCAACTTTATTTGATTATCATAAATTAAATAAAACAAAATACATGGAAGGATTTACACAAGAAGTACCATTACAATGTGAATCATTAAAAAAAATTATGAATGAAAATAGAATAACTCAAGCAATGGAAATTGGATTTAATGCTGGTCATTCGGCTGATTTATTTTTAAAAAATAATAATAATTTACAATTAGTCAGTTTTGATTTGGGTCAACATAAATCTGTTCAAACTGGAAAAACATATATCGATGCAAATTATCCAAACCGACATACATTAATTTTAGGCAATAGTTTGGTTACTATTCCAGAATTTATAAAAAAAAATGATGTAAAATTTGATTTAATTTTTATAGACGGCGGTCATGATTATAATGTAGCAATAAATGACTTATATAATTGTAAAAATTTAGCACATAGTAATACAATTGTAATTATGGATGATACAGTAATTAAAAAAGAATCGGTTCGATTTTATAATATAGGACCAATGAAAGCATGGTCAGAAGCAAAATCAAAAAATATAGTACATGAATTAGGAAGTGAAGAATATGAATATGGGCGGGGTCAAAGTTGGGGAAAATATATTATAAATTAATATTATTTTATAATAAATATATTTTATATTAATATTATTTTATAATAAATATAATAATATTATTTTATAATAAATATAATAATATTATTTTATAATAAATATATTTAATATTAATTATAAAATGGGAAAGATCTATATATTTACTTTTTGTGTAGATATTGGAAGACATGATAAACAATCATTATTGTTAGTTCTTAATACTTTAATTAATTCTCTCGAAAAATATAATAATGATTATGAATTACAAATTTTTACAAATTTTAGTTTTAATATTTGTAATCAAAATATTGTAATAAACAAGTATTTTGATAAAAATGAAAATCATTTTGGTCACCGCGGTTTAGAAGGAAAATGGTTAAATTTGTCCTGGAATAAAATAAATATTTATAAATACTTATATGACAAATATAAAATAAATTATTTATGGATGGATTTGGATACAATAGTAACACATAATATTGAATATATTAATCATGTTAGTAATTATTTAATACCTATAGGAGGGCAATGTTCTGAAAAACATAGCCCATTTACTAATGATCCAAATAAAACATATGGAATAGAAGTATATAAATACATACAAGGAAATATTTGGAAATTAGATATTAATTTGTATAACAATTTGATAATAACATTCGATGAAATAAAACAAAATGGATTGGACTTAATGTGGGATATTCAAACCTTAATAACTTATTATGTCTATTTTAAATTGAAAGGACAAATAGAGAAAAATAATTTATTTATAGCTGGATTAAATTATACACCCAATGTATTAAATGGATTATGTATATGGGATCCTATAAAAAATACACATGCAAATATGAATGGACTAAATAATTTATATTATGAAAATAAATTATTAAAATCAAATTTTTATTCAGATAAAGAAATACATATTGTTTCATTTACGTTTGAAACTTTAAAACGTTTATATAATACTAAAAAATTTCAAGAATTGTTTATTAACAATTAACAATTAACAATTAACAATTAACAATTAACAATTAACAATTAACAATTAATAATTAATACATAAAAATAGTTTATTCAATACTATATATAAATATGATATTGAATTTAAAAGAATTAAAATATTATTATTTAACTATACCAAAAAATACAGAACGAATAAATAATATAGAAAATAATTTTAATGATTTAAATATAACAAAAGTCTATTCAATAATAGATGATAAGTTAAGTAAATTTCAATCGGGTGCATTAGGATTTTTAAAAATGATAGATACTGCCATTAAATATCAAAGTACTAATAAATTTATTCCTTTTGGATTATTGGAAGATGATGTAAATAAATATAGAGATTTTCCTGAGAACATAGAAATACCTGATAATACAGATATTTTGTATATTGGAACAAGTATTTATGGTTATAATCATTCAATAAAATGGGCTAATTTAAATGTATTTACAGAAAGTATAAACAATAGAACTGATATATATAAAATAAATAACATGTTATCAACTCACGGTTTTATAATTACAAGTACTCGAGGATTACAATATTGTATAAATTCAATGAATATAGCAAAAAATAATAATATTCCTTATGATGAAATACTGGCGGGAATGCAAAGTCATTATAATATTTATTGTTTAAAAACACCATTGGTTTATCAAGATGGAAAAGTTGGGGGTTGTGAAGATGCTACAAAGAGAGAATTAAAATTAAATCTTTTAAATGTAAAAATACCAAGTAATTATGTTATAAATATAGATTAAAAATATTTAAATAATAATTAAAATAATATATATATGATTAATTTTGGAGTATTAATATATCAAAATGTTAATAATAATTATTCATCCATTAATGTAGGTGATTATATACAATCATTAGCAGCAATAAATATTTATAAGAAAATAATAGAAAAACACTTTAATATAAAGTATGAGTTTAAAAACTTTATTAATTTGGTATTAGATAACAATATAGAAGGTTATAATTTTATTTTTATTAAACGGGATAATTTACATGATTTATCACAATATAATAATTTAAATAATATTATTACTATAATGAATGGTTGGTGGATGTGGCCTTATGATAATAATGAAAATATTAGTTTTAAAATTCCAGAAAATATTATTCCAATAATTACCTCTTTTCATATATATAATAATAAATTATTATTACATGATAATATAAAAGAATTTAAAAAATATGAACCAATTGGATGTAGAGATTTAAAAACATTAGAAAAATTGCAAAAAAATAATGTAGAAGCATATTTTAGTGCTTGTCTAACTCTAACTATAGATTTTTTAACTTATAATCCAGAAAATCAGGTGTGTTATGTTGATTTACACCCGAATATAAAGAACAGTGATAGCGGGGATAATATAATTATATTACATAATAATATAAATGAAATAAAAAATAATTATAAACTAGGATTTTTAAATGCTTATAAATATTTAAAAATATTTACTAGGTGTAAAAAAGTATACACTAGTAGACTTCATGCTTATTTACCATGTTTAGCAATGGGTATTCCTGTTGAATTTAAAAGTAATGAATTTAATAATGAAACTTGGGGATGTGGTAAAGAAAGATTCAATGGTTTAAAGGAACTAAATAATAATAAAGAAGAGATAATTAAAATTCAAAAAAATTTTTCTTTGTTAATAGATAAAATAAGAAATATAATAGACAATTTATAATTTTTTTAAATGACATTCTATAAATGATTTAACTTTATAAAAATCGATATTATTTTTATATAAAAAATATGCAATTATCATTTGGTTGGAATATATTCCATGTTCAAATCTACCATTTAAATATTTATTTTTATTTGAAATTATTGTATTAGTCCAATTAATATATTCATTATTATTATAAATTTTTGTCTTTAAAAAACTATAAAAATTTATAAAACAAGACATATATTCTGGTTTAGATATAAATATAAAATCTCCATAAAACAAAGGTGAATGAGATAATTTAACATCATCAGTGTAAAATAAATTTGGATCTAAATTATCTATAATTATTGGTTTATCTATATAACAATCATATCTTAAATTAATAATATAATCATAATTATAAATGTTATTAACTATTTCAATGCTTTTACTTATACTATATGCATAAGAATGTATTCCTTGAAAATAATTTAGATAATTAATATCGTTGTATTTGTCATAATTTTTATCATTATCTAAATGTTTATATCTTTCTATCAGTATATTTTTAAAATTTTTTGTATTTTTATAATCTTCATAAAAATTTTTTTGTAATTCTAATATATTATTTTCTGGTTTATAATCATTTAATATTTCGTTTATATATACATTATCTGATAGCCAACCATGTAAATAAAAATGAAAAATATACTCATTATTAACATTTAAAATATTTTCAAATATTGATTTGATACATTTTTTATAATCTATTAATGATAATTTGTTAAATTGATTTATATATTTATCTTTACATTTACCACGTAAACATATAGCTATATGTTTATTTTTCATATATATACATATATAGAAAATAATAAATATATTTTAATCTAAAAAAATATGATAGAGAAGCAAATAAGCTAATGAGCAAAGAAAATCATAAATTTTATAATAATAATCCATATTATTGAAATTAATCTCTTTTAATAAATATATAATAATATAATCTTTAAATATATTTAAACTCCGGTATGATTATAAATTTTTATATTTTGTATGAATTAATTAAATCAACCCAATAATTAAAATTTAATTTATTATAATTAAATTCATTTGAATTATATTGTTTTTTATAATACGTTAAATATTGATATAAAAAACTTTCGCTGATTTCATTATAATTACGGGTAACTGTGATTACCTAATCCTCCCATTAATTCTATATAAATCATTTTTAAATAATATATTTTTCTATTATCTTTTTAACCCAAATTTCTTGATAATTATTATGATGTTTTAAAATTTTATAATAATCGTCTACAATATCTTGAATATTAATCAACATATTTATATTATTATTTAATACAAATTTATGTAAATTATAAATTTGTTTAATATTTTCAATATCACATATAATGTTATAATATTTCTCATAATTATATCGTTTAACAATATTTTGCATCATCATTTCTAGTGTGTAACATTTACTAAAACATAACTTTTCTAAATTATCGTTCTTAATTATGTTAATAATATAGAGTGATATATCTGTGGGAAACATTTTATTCAATATAATATTCATACTTTATAATTACTTTCCTTTGAATAATAAAGAAGGTCAACGTCTATTTTATTGTTATCAATTTTTTTAATAGAATATATATATGTTAAACAATATAGTAAAATTAAAAACTATATTTAATGATTTAAAAGAAATAAGATTAACATTAGAAGAACAGTTAGATTCGTTAAAAAAAACACATAAAATATTGGATGATATATATATTGATTTATTAAAAGATAATAAAAATGTACCGGTAAATAGCTTTGATTCTTTATATTTTCAAAAAACATTAATAAATATAGATACACAACATAGTTTTTCAGTTTTGAAATTTATTGATAATAGAATTTATGCAGATTATTATAAACTTTATAAAAGTTTATTAAAATATTTCCAAGAAACAATTGATAACAAAAATAAAACAACTATTTTCTCTAATAAAAGTTATAAACCTTATGAAGATTTAAATTCCCAAATTCATTATAGTTTTTCTGATACTGTGGAAATGTATAGTGATATTTTACAAATGATTGAATTATTACATCAAGAATTAAAAGAGAGAGAAACAAAAGTTAAAAATCAACGAAATACAAAAATGTGCGGAATAAATATAGATAGTCTTATAAATAATAT